GATAATAGAATCTCAGTTAGAGTAAAACCACTATCTAATGATGTCAAGGCACTCCGCGAGGTCTATCTTGATGTTGATGTAGCGAATTCAAGTTTCACCGCATATAAAGAGTAAGTAAATGCCCGCTGTAAAGACTAAGAGAATCTCTACTCTGATTGAGTCCCAGCTTCCTGAATTCATTTCTACTGAATATGAACTTTTTGCTAAGTTCGTTCAGAAGTATTATGAAGCGCAGGAAGTCCAAGGCGGCACATTGGATATCATTAGCAATATCCAAAAATATGCGGATATTGACTACTACGAGAAAAATCTACTAAAGCAGAATGATATTCTTTCTGCTACAATCTCTGCTACTGATACTACCATTGTTGTAAATGATGCGAGTTCATTTCCAGCAAAGAACGGTTACATCAGAATTGGCAATGAAATCATTTTCTACGCCACACGAACTGATACTGAGTTTCAAGAGTGTTCCAGAGGCGTTAGTGGTAATACAACTCTTGGAGACTTGTATTCTGCTTCTAATTTTGAGACTACGGAGGCAGCATCACACGTCTCTGGGGAAAAAGTATTCAACGTAAGCAACCTATTTCTCTATGCTCTGGTAAAGAACTTTGAGAATCAATATCTTGGTTCATTCCCAGAGAAGTATCTTCGTGGTGAAGTTGATAAGAGAACTCTTATCAAGAACATTAACAAGTTCTACAAGGCAAAGGGAACTGATAGTTCAATCAAGTTCATCTTCAATACCATCGTATCGCAAGATGTAACTAACAAACCAGAAGTATACAAACCAAAAGACTATACTTACAAAGCATCAAAGTCTGATTGGGTCAATGTATATGCCCTAAAAGTAAAAGTAATTTCTGGTGATCCAAAAGATCTTATTGGAAAGAAACTCATTCAGGAAGCAACTGATGAGTATGGTTATGTTTCTGCTACGGTTGACAATGTAAAACCAGAAGGAACTTTTGACGGCGAGCAGATTTGGAACATTATCCTCGCTTCAGAGACAGTTACAGGAGAATTTGCTGTCTCAACTAAGACTCGTTTGGAGAGAGATCTATCTCAAAATGATGGTGTTGGAAAGAGAGTTGATGTTTTCTCCACAATCGGATGGGGCAAAACTGGATCAATCCTTATTGGAGAAGAAGTAATTCAATTTACTGATAAGAACGTAACTCAATTTATTATCTCAAAAAGAGGTAACACAACTTATAACCACCAAGAAGGGGCGTCGGTATACAAACCAGTCATTATTTCTGGTTCTAACGTAAGTCTTCTAACTCTTGGTGTAGTATACAATCTTGAAATTACAGATCCACAACCATATTCATTCACCGAAGATACTATTCAAGTATCAAATCCTGGATTTGAAACTCCAGATCCAAAAATTGTCAGGACTGGAACAAACCAAACAAGATGGATTTTGAATCAGAATCTACCTATCAATGCTCCAACTCTACCAACAGTTGTAACACAACTAGGTCAGACTTCAACTGATGTGTCGGCAATTTTTGCTGATGATCAATATTACTATATCACATCATCTAGTTATCCATCACACAAGATCTTAGACGGTTCTACAGTAACAGAAGAAGTAAAGGATCAAAAACTTCTTCGTATTATCAGGCAGCAAGCGACTAGAACTACAGAAAAGTACAAGACTCCTAAGACTGAAGTTGGAATTCTTCTCAATGGTGTTCGTTTGTATGGACATAGAGATCAAGAAAGTATTAGATTTGGTAAACTCGAAGAAGTAAGAGTAAACACTCAGGGTAGTGGATATACCAAACCACCATTTGTTCTTCTCGATGGTGTTCCAAACAAAGTTAGAGCAGTTCTTTCTGGTTCTGTTGTAGAAAGATATATTGTAGATACAAATGATACGTTCCCAAGAACTCCCGTTGTTGATGTAACTTCAGGCAGGGGAGCAGTTGTCAGTGCGGTTGTTACTGGTGATAAAATTACCAGTTTGGTAGTTGATGAACCAGGAGAGTATTACTCATCACCTCCTATCGTTAGAATTACCGATAGAAATGGAAAAGGAAGATTTGCCGAATATACTTCAATTGTAGATACTAATGGCAGACTTGTTGGATTCAATAAGTTAGCAGAAGGAAACTTCTATAATCAAAATACTGTATCAGTTGAGATTATTGCTGTTGGATCTGGAGCTACTGCTACACCTCTCCTTAAAGAATGGAACTTTAATAGATACGAAAAACTAAAATCAAAACTAGATCCAGAGAATGGATATGTATTCAAGAACTATAATAATGTTCTTGAGTATGGTTATGGTCAAGTAGCAAACCCCAAGGCACTAAGAGTCGCTCTAAATGACAACCTCGGACAATCTGGACTAGAACCAGCAAGCAAGACACACTCACCAATTCTTGGTTTTGCTTATGATGGCAATCCAATCTATGGTCCTTTTGCTCATGAGAATCCATTAGATCCTCAATCTCCTATTGTTAGGATGACATCTAGTTATAGTAGAAATGGATCTCGTCCTGGTGGACCATCTATCAATACCTATGCTCTAGGTTCTTTTGTAAATGATTACACTTACAACCATAAGAGCGGTTCTCTAGATGAAAATAATGGTAGATATTGTATCACGCCAGACTTTCCAGAAGGAACTTACGCATACTTCTTGACAATTGATAGCAATCAAACTCCAGTATATCCATATATCTTAGGAGAAAATTTCTATTCACTTCCAGTAGATAGTAACTACAACTCAAATATCAATCAAAATGATGTTCCAAAAACAGCAAAGAGATTCTTTGTTCCTGGTATGCCAAGGAATGGAGAGGGAGTTTTTGCTAAAATCAATGAAGTAAAGTCTGGAACTATTGACTCTATTGTAATTGATCATTCGTCAGATAACTTCTCGGTAAACTCTAAGGTTTATTTTGATAACAGAGGATCTGAAGGATCTGAAGCAGAGGCGTTAGTAAAATCGGTTAAGGGAAAGCAAGTATCCTATATTGACAGTTATGAGAACAAGGTAGTAAAACTAACCACAATTCAGAATGCTTATTTGTTTACTGACGATATTCTAAGACAACCATCATCTAATGCTTCTGGTCAAATCGTTGGTCAAGTAAGAAATGACAACGAAATCGTTCTCAAAAATGTTATTGGAACTTTTGATAATACTGGAACATTCTCCGCTGATATCAAGACATTCTTTATTCTTCTAGATCAAGATAGTTCCTACACTAAAGGTGCTATTCTAAGTTTGACAGATGGAATCAATCCAGCAATTGCTACAGCAGAAGTTCTGAATGGAACTAGTCAGCAAAACGTTGTTGAGATCAAGGTTCTCAGTGGAGATTGGTTACAGTTCAATCAAGGAGAATACTTCCTCCAATCAAACGACTTTTTCAATACTTCTGGAACAAGACCAGTAGTTCTAACTTCTCTCAGTGACAATCTAGAACCATTTGAGGTAAATCAGAGTGTTGCTCTTGTAGAAACAGCGGATAATCATGGTCTTGGTATTGATGATAAGGTCAACATCAGTATTTTCCCTGATGATTCTATCAAGACTAAAACATATTATCTAAGAAAGAGACTCTATCAGAAAGTAGTTTTCAAAGCGCCATCATATTCTTCAGAGATTGATGATACTGGTATTGGCAGATTCCAGATCTTGAATGGTGGAGCAGACTATGCTCCTGGAACTTATAATAACGTTCCTCTTACTGGTGGAACGGGAACTGGTGCTACTGCTAGCATCACCGTCTCCAGTGTTGGTGTTGTTTCAAGTGTTGTAATTCAGAACCAGGGTACAGGATACAGAAAGGCAGATTATCTATCTGTTGATGATGAATCACTGGAGAGATCTGTTGCTTCACAAAGTACATCCAGATTTACTGTTTATGTTGACCATGTTGGATTTGCTTCTGGATCAACCAAACTAAATGTAAAAACTTCCAACAAACTTGCTGAAGGTGATTTGGTATTGATTGGTGATGAAGTTATTGAAGTATCTTCTATCAATGGTAATGAGTTGACTGTATTAAGAGGAAGAGAAGGATCTGTAGATAAAGATCACTATAATGGTCAACCAGTAACTTTATACAAACCAAAATACAATTTTGCCGATGGATTCCAGATTGGATCCAATAATACCTCTGGATTTATTTTATCATATGATTCTGCCACTCAGGAAGCGATTATAGTTTACAATTATGAAGTTCAACTGACCAACGCAGAAGACATTAAGATAAGCACCACTTTCTTTGATTCAAGTGTGCCATCCAGATCTGTTTCCGTAAAGACAGCAGATTCTATTGGATATAAATTTGAATTCTCTGAAGATAACGTAACATTTGTTCCAAATCCAACAATTGATATTCAAGAATTCTATCGTTATAAGTTTGACACCTCGCACTCATCACTAACTGGAACTTACTTTGATCTAAGTCCAAGTAAGAACTATAATCTTATTACTCAAGAAAAACTAGCAACAACTGTTCTTCCTGGAAATTCGGGAGCATTTACAGAAGTCAAGTTTGGTTTTGGGTCAAGAATTGCTTCAAATAACTACACTTCTAAAGTTGGAACTGATTTTACTAATTTCTACTATTTTGATAAAAATCAAATTGTAGATTCTGAAGGAAGTTACTTAAAGATTGTTACCGATCCACTTCAAGGGGAAAAGACAGTAATTTATGTAACACCAAATAGATTTGTATATAATGTTCCATCAGAACCTCTTTGGGATGGATCTGGAACTATCAATTACACAACTACAGGTCAATTCGCAGTTGGTGAAATCAATGATGTAAAAATTACTAATCTTGGATTGAACTATAAAAAAGTTCCAATTATTATTGGTGTAGATCCAAATCAGAATTTCAAAGCATCGGCAACTGTTTTGTTTGACGAAGCGACACAAACTATCACTGGTATTAGAACCGACAATAAAGGATCAAACTACGTAAATCCTAAAGTTGTTATTGTCGATGGAGATGGCGTTGACGCCGAATTCAATATTGTGGTTAGAAACGGAGAGATTTTTTCAATCACGGTAAAGAGTCCTGGTGTTGGGTATACCTATGCTCCAGTTGTGGAAATTATCGAATCTGATATTGAAGCATATGTTGATAGTGATACAATTGGTCTTCCACAAAGTATCAGTATTGTTAGAAATGGTGGATCTTTCCATCTAGACAAAACTGTATCATCCAAGTTTACTTCGAAATACACAGTATCACTAACTTCTCTAAATGGAACTTTCAACAAAGGAGAAACAGTAGTTCAGAAAATTGGTTCTACCGAAGTTTCTAGATCTGTTGTATCTGAGTGGAGAATTGGAACTAATTTACTCAAACTAGAAAATGTAAGGGGTATTCTCAGAGAAGATGTAGAAATTGTTGGATTATCCTCAAGATCCACAGGAACTGTAAAAACTATTTTTGTAAGTTCGTTTGGCGAAAATATTACAGCATTCTTTGATAATGTTGGATACTATACTTCAGATAGAGGAAGACTTGGCGTATCAAATCAAAAGATAACAGACAGTTTCTTCTATCAAGATTATTCATATGTTGTAAAATCTAAAACTCCTATTGATCAGTGGCGTGAACTGATCAAGTCAACTACTCACCCAGCTGGATTCAAATTATTTGGTCAAGTTGACATCGAAACCAATGCTGGTATTGAGATGCCAGCAGAAACACCAAAGGCATCTCACTTCAGTGTTATTCAACTCTGGGATCCAGAAAAGAACAAAATTACTATTGAAAATACTAGAAGGACAATCACACAAACTGTCCAAAAGGTAGAAAATCAAAGAATTAGAAAAGGATCTGGATCTGCTTCAACATCAGAATTCAACTTCAACGAATCTCGCGCATTTACAGTTACGCTAGCAGCACCATTTGATGGTTATTATGATAACCAAGGAAGATTACAGGGAACAACCAGTTTCCAAATTTTGAATAATGGATTACCATTTACCCCAGCAAGTGCTAAGAATCTTATTATCACATTAGACGGAGTTTTACAGGAAGCAGAAGTTTCATATACTATTTCTGGTGACACAATAACTTTTGCTAAACCACCTTTAGGACCATACCAAAAACTAACTGGCAATAACTTATCAGAACTTACCAGTTATCCTGGTGTAACTTTCTATGGTCGCTATTTCACTTTCAAAGACACACAATATAATACAAGATATTTCAAAAAACTTAGAAATATTTTCCAAAGAAATGGAAGATGGTTAGACTCCGCTAATCAGATTGAAAGAAATAGAACCTTTATTGTCGAAGAATCAGTCGGTTACGGTATATTCAAACATCCAGGATTGGACTGGAGTACAAAGAAAGATGATTATGAAAGAGATCTTGGATATATCTTAGATGCTTATGAGCACGATGTTAGATTTGGCGGTAACGTAAAAACTGTTGATTTTACCACTATTTTCAATCAAGATACTGATTATGATTATATCACTAAGAACAAAGTAGAATCTTTAGACATCTTTAAGTATGCGACAAATTTAGCAAAACTTGCGATAAGAAATTGGGATGTTGTTGAAAATAATGTTTCATACATCCAAGGTTCAAAACTTGTTACAGTTCAAGATACTAACAGATTAGCAGTTGGCATGTACATCAGTTCTGGTAGGGCATTCTCTGTCAATACGAGAATTGTTTCAATTGATAGTGCCACACAAGTTACTCTTTCACATGCTGCTCTTGCTAATTCTGGTGGTGGCGGAGGAGCTCCCGATGGCATTACCCCGTTGAGCGGATCAACATCTGGAAATTATACATTGCCAACAAACACAGGTGCTGTAGAACCAGGAAATACATTTGCTGTCACACCAGGAGATGAACTAGTTGCTCCAACTTCATTCTCTGGTTCTGATACTGCTACTTTCTATATGAGTGGTATCAATTCTGGAACATATTACGATGCTTCAAATCTAATCTTCAATAATAAACAATATTTACAGGAAGAAATCAGTGAATATATTTACGATACTTATGTTCTTCCACAAGCGGATAAACAAAAATGTTCTAGAGATTTAGGATATCTTATTGATAGCATTGTTTATCATCTAAGATTTGGTGGTAACGAAAAGGTTGTAGAGTTTGCCAGACTTTACTACACCAATGCTGGATATCCATATGGAGAAACACTAACATATATTAATAGAAGTGCTGAAGAGACAGCAGCTGCTATTGATGCTTGGGAGAAACTTGGTGAGAAAATGATTCTCGCCATTAGAAATTCTCTTGGCGCTGGAACATATACCAGCATCACTCCATATACCGATTTGACAATTGCTGTTGATTCTATAAGTCCAGTGTGCGCCGAAGTAGCTTCTTCGATCACCACAATGATTGATATTGTCAAGAATATTCTTGCCAATGGAACAGGTGCTGTTGATGCTGTTGGTGTAAATTCGAATAAATCTGGATATTGGACAGATACAAAGACATATACAAATTATAACCTAATTCCAGATCCACTTCTACCAGCACAAGAGTGTGATGATGTAGTATCTTCCGTAGATGGATTGTATGACAATGTTGAAGATGTCTTGAATAAGATTTCTGTCACAAGATCTCTACCAGATTATGTTGACGGCGAAAACAAAATCTTCGAGATGTATTGGGAAGATGGATCAGAAGTTAATACAGAAGAAGATGAAGATCTTTTCTTGTCAATCAATGCTGTATTACAACGACCAAAATATAATGCCGAATATCCTGGTCAAGATGCTTATTATATTGACAGAACTACGATTCCCAACAAATTAGTATTTGATGTTGCTCCAATCTGGGATCAAGATTTTGGTGCCAAGAATATTGGAGAACCAACTGCTGTAGAAAAAGTTGTTGGTATTGGCGTAGGAAACTACAAGAGACTAACTGTTGACTACGATTTGGTTGATGGTGTAAAGACTGGTCCATTCCTGATTCTTGATGTTGAAGATCTCACTGTTCAAAGTATTGACGACAAAGAATATTTGTATGTTTTTGTGGATGGCGTTCTTCAAAGAGAAGGTTATAGTTATGAAGTAGCAGGTCCAAACATTTACTTCAACGTTCCTATCAAAAAGGAAATGAAGATTGATATGAGATATCTCTATGGTAGAGATGTTGGTCAGATTCTAAATGTTTATGATTTTGCTCCAGATTCTTATTACACAAAATCATTTGTTACTATTGACACTACTGCGGGGATTGATACTCTTCTTGGTTATTATTGGATGGGAAATCAAAGAGGTCTTCCAGTTCAGGCATTCCAAGTAAGACAAAATGGAACATATAATGTTTTAGGAGAACTTTCAAATATTCGTGCTGTTGGCAATCAATTACAATTTGATTGTTTTGGATATGAATGTGAACTTGATACATCTTTAGATATCACATTTGCTGTAAAAGGAAGATATACATTAAATACCCAAGTTTCATTCTCTGATTATTCTATCACATATGAAAGTGATGAAGATGGAAGATTGCTTCTTTCAACAAATGACCAAGTTTGGTCTGGAACAATTATTGGTAAGAGTTACAGAAAACCATTTGTAAATCTTTCAAATGGTGATAATATCAGAGTAGAAGGTGAAGATAAGTTTAGAAGGATTAGAAGACTTCCTGGAACAACCACCAGTAAAGAGCAAAGACCACAAGAACAAGTTTCAAACTCTATGTTTGGATCTGTTGAAGTCGAAAGATATAATGGCATTACTCGTGGCGAAGGTTTAAGTATTGTCGCTATTATTGAAAATGGTGTAGTTGTCGATTTACAATGGAATCAGCGTAGTTGGGATCCATTGACTCAACCAACCGCATATCAATACTTTACTCCTCCAGTTATTCATTTTATTCCATTAGATGGAAATGGTGGTGGAGCAAGAGCAAACGTTCTTGTAAGTAAGGGTCAAGTCATCAGTGTTGATCTTATCGATGGTGGTTCTGGATATACTAAAGCACCAAAAGTAGAGGTTGCTCGAAGATATGATATTCTTGCTGACAGAGACATTGGTGTTTCACTAATCAATGTTGGTATCAATCCATTTGTAGAAAGTGCTGGACTAACAGCAACTTCTGTAATCAACGTCATTGGAAATCAAGTTTCTGGTATCAATACATTTACTTCGGTATTTTTTGATAGTCCTGTTGATGCTGATAGAGTTATTACTGCGGAAATTCAACTACTAAGAAATTCTGGTGAGAATCTCAGTAGAGAACATATCGAATTCTTAGATACTATTGAACCAGACGCAGATGAAATTGAAGTAGTAACAGTATCAGAAGAACCAACTTTAGTAACAGTAGAGATTCAAGATATTATCTCTAATACTACAATTTCTACAAATAGGCAGATTACAACTACTGTACAGAATCTACTGCCAAATGATGCGCTATCAAATGTCAACTACTACGCTACTGGTGCTTATCTTGATGTTGACCTTGATCCAACTGATAATATTGTATACATTGCCGACACCAGTAAGTTCAAGACAAATGGATATCTTCTCATTGGTGATGAAGTTGTAAGGTATCCCAGAAAACTAGCAGATAGATTCCTCAAGGTTCAAAGAGGTCAAGATAATACAACTGCGAAGGCATGGTTAGCAGGAACATTTTTGCGTCAAATCCCAGATCTAGTATCTGTGGCATTTGGTGGTGTTGCTACGATTCAATCTGAAGCGATTGTTTCTATTTCTGGTGGAGCAGTAACTGGTCAGTCAGAAAGAGAAACTGAGAGACAAATTCTTTCCCCATCAACTTCATTATCAGAACAAACCATAACAGAAGTTCTAATTATTCCACCTCCAACTGGAGTTGTTGATGGATATCAAGAATCTGTCTTTATATCAGATCCAGTAAAGACAAGACTAAATGGATTTGTTGATATATCGAATGATTACGGAGTAGTTCAAAGAAGTGGCAATGTCATCTTCGTGAAAAACTCTTTGTTTGGTGCTCCTGGCGAGTACATTGGATCTTATACTAAGACAAATGCTGGACCAACATTGAAGAATTTTGACCAGTTAGTTGATGATGGAGTTTGTAATGTTTCTGGAATAACTTTCCTTGAGTTAGAATTCCACTATCCATCTCTATCAATTAGAGATTTTATTGATAGAGGTTCATCTAGTTATATGTTAGATGGAACATATTTCAACCTAACTATACCATCTAATCAAAACCCAGTTGCGATCAGTTCTTCCGTTGGAACAATTGGAGGTCCAATTATTGTTCAAGATACTACTTTCTTCCCAGATAGTGGTTATCTGTTCACCAGCGGTGGATCGGTTATACAATACACCAGCAAAACATCAACTACTTTTGAGGGTTGCTCTCTAACCAGAGGTCCAAACTCCATCACTGTGGGAGATGAGTTGATCCCATTTGATATTACCTAAATATTGCTATAAATATAAATAACTCAGGCACAAACTACAACGTCGGAACGGAAAACCAATGGCTGCTATTATCTCTGATAAATTTAGAATTTTTAACGCGAAGCAATTCCTAGAATCGCTAACTGAGGGTGCTACGGATACTAGTGCCGAGCGTTCCCGAATGTACTTCTTTGTGGGTCGTCCACAACCCTGGAGGTCATACTTAGAGGTTTACTCTAAGTCAGCAACTAACTTCACAGTAGGAAATGAAGTTTTTGTTGGAACTTATGGATCAACCGCATTCCGTGCTACAGTTGCTGCCGTTTACGATAGTGCCCTCCTCCTAACCGACATTTTTGGAGCAAATGGAGTAAACTCTGTTCCTGCTCTAGGCAGCACTCTTCTAGAAACAGCAGACGCTGGTTCATCAACAACTGGTGCTACTGCTAAGACTGGTGTTTATCGTTACGCAACAGAAGACGTTCCACCACTTCCTCTAGATAACCAAAGAGAAAAGATTGCTCTTTATGACGAGATCATCGCAGCAAAGCGCATTACAGATGCTTTCGCAAGAACAGTCATCCGTCGTTACAACTGGGATTTAGTTGCTAATCCTAAGTTTGATATGTGGAAACCAGACTACTCTGCTACTCCTGGTGGCGGTGGTCAGATTGGTAAGCAAACAGCAACTGGTCAAAATACGATTGCTGATGCTAAGTTCTATGTAATGAACTCAAATTACGAAGTATTCAAGTGCCTCTATAACGGCGAGAATCCAGCAAATGCTACTGGTCAGAACGCAACCGAAGAGCCTCTAACAACTGGAGGCAACTATGATGCTGGTACTGGACTCTATACAGAAACCACTGGTGCTGGATATGTATGGAAGTACATGTATACCATTCCTACCGATGATGTTCTAAAGTTCTTGTCATCGGACTTCATGCCAATTGTT